CTAGAAATCCTTGGACGGACTGTCCCGCTTTCATACTATATAACGATTTTGAATCAGCCTACGATTGTATTAAGATCAACAGTCGGAGGAAGTGCGATAAGATCAACGGTGATATTCTGTACCACACCGGCGACTGTTAGATAAATAGTACCAACGATGCTATTTGCATTCACCTGATCAAGCTCATTGATATCAAGACTCATCTTGATTCTATAGTCAATGATTGCTCCGCTATTCTTCATGGTATCTAGAATTGGAAGCACACCTGCAACCATCGTGCTATACGCTTCACTGTTATTATACTGGAAGGTGATTCCTACACCAGTCTTGTAAACAATATTCTCGATTGCGTTGACAAGGTATCTGGTGCTGAGATTTGCAAGTGCTTGATATGTTGCCGGAGGAACTTCAAACAGCGTTGAGTTGCCCCAAAGTGTTGTTCCGAGATCTGGAATAACTGTGATGCAGTTGACCCCTACACCTTCGTCACTCTGCCACTGACTGAGAAGCTTATTAGGAATTTCATAGTCGAGTTTTCCAACTCTTACATTCTGTCTTCTGTCTGTAGGAAGAATCCATTCATACTGAAGTGACTGATTCATGATCATTGCTTTTTGGATCAGAAGAGCGAGGAATGCCGGAGGCGCGATAGCCTGACGAGCTAAGCTGGAGTACTGATATCTGCCCCAGCAAGTGAACAATGCGCTATGTGAATGAAAGAGTGTTACATCTGCTGTGAAGTCTGCATTTTCAGGTACATATCTTGCGAGCTTCTGAGCGTAGCCCCAATCTTTGTAATCCCCACTGACGTCGTTGTACACGTACTTCTTGTCGAGACTTCTAGGAATATCAAGCAGACCAGTAGCGCATCTTGAATGATATGCGACATCCATCAGCTTTCTGTGAATCGGAGCAGTTGTTCTGATACCCCAGACCTCGGAGCAGAGAGCAATTGTGCTGACCTCACCGAAAAGATACAAGAAGTCTTGATCATCCCAACCAGGAGAAATGACTCTGTTAGGATTGTAAGCGAGCTTATCTTTGAGAAGATCATACACTCCTTCGTACTTACCACTGTTACCAAGAACACCGACAAGATGTGTGAAGACCCACTCACGGAATCTGATAGCTTCAATCTTTGCAAGATCCATTACATCCAGGTTGAAGCTTCCCACCTGATCCTCAATGTACTGATAACGAGGATCGTCAGAAGGAATACCAAGATAACTTGCAATTGCTTCTACTACGTTCTGAGTATCACCAAGCAGATAGTCAAAAGCAAGAACGTAATTTCTTTCACTAGGATCATATTCAAATCCTGTGTTGAAGTTGCCGGTCTTTTCTCTATATCTTGTACTAGCCCACTTCTTAGCGTCAATCAGAAGATTTGTCTTCTGAGCAAGAATCTTTGCATCACCTGTAAGAGAAGACCAGTCAATCATTGGGTCACCAGCTTCACCAGTACCGTTCGGAATCTCTCCCTTATCAGTACCACCGGCAAGAACTGCCCAAGTATGATCAACACCGTCACTAAGATCAAGAGACGCTTCGTCTACAAGCATTACTCTGATCTTTGCTTCAGTTTCAGGATCAATAGCATAATCCGGAATTGTTCCAGTTACACTAATATCAATATACTCAGATTCAACTTCAAGATAATGAGGAACTTGTTCATTGCTATCATCAATGTCGAATACAAATGTCTTGTTCTCAACAGCACTCTTAACACCAGAAGTATCTACTATGGAGACGATCATGTTCCAGTAGTAACTCCATTCGTTTCCAGCACTTGTGCTATACATGTATCCGATATTCCTGAATTCTACTCTCAGGTTGTTACCAAATACTCCGGGATACTTAGCCTTGATAGAAACGAAATTCTTGGCCTGTTCTTGAGTAGTAGCACCTTTGAGAACAAACTTTGCACTCGCCTTCGCACCAGGAGAAATTCTGCAAGTAAGAACATCATATCCTGCACCCAGAAGAGTAAGCGCCATATGATATGAGTAATCATTTGCAAGACGATAATTAGCAACCGGTCCTCTATAAGTTGAAATGAAAGCTTCAAGACCTGCCTGAGTAGCAGGGAATCTACGCCAAGCAGTCATGCCTAGCATGTCGGAATGGTTCTCAGCGTCCCAGTCTCTTTCAGGATCAAGTCCCTGACATTCGCTGATGATAGTATTAGGATCAAAATATCCAGGACCCCAAGAAGCGGTAATAGGCAAAGCTACCGTAGCAAAAGTGCTTGTGCCAGTTGCGAAATTATAATTTTTACTAATCTCATTGATGGTAATTGTAGCCACAGCTTAAACCTCCTTGAATTTATCTTCATCAATTGTGATCTCATCTGAAGCACCTAAATTCTCTGTAGTATCTACTGATGCTACTTCAGCAGATTTTCTACCCCGTCTTTTCTTTGGAACATCTACAGGTTTATCAGATGTAGCACTATCTTCTTCCTCACGTTTAGGAGGTTCCTGACGTGGATGAGATAGAACAAATTTTGGATCATTTATGATTCCGGAGACTTCTTTTGTCTCACCGGGTCCAAATGTTACACCATGAAAAGTTTTCGTGATTGAGGATCCATTTGTGTAATACAAAATTATCGCCTCCCTACATTGTTTATAAAAGGTGAATTACAATCATTGTAAATCAGTTGTATTAGTTGCAAGCTTTATTTCAGAAACACCAGCCCTCTTTAATCTTCTGGGTGTATAATGTACTAGTACGCATCCTTCACATCTTAATGTGATTGCACTAGCGTATAACTTTCCATCTGATATGTACTCAGACGATGAAGATTGTATCTCAATATCTGTATTCGACATTGAAATTCCAAACTGTATCTTTCTCTTAGACTCATAAGGTACAGTTATTGTAAGAAAATACATCGAAGAGTATTTGAAAATGAGCTCCCTGATAATTTCATCCATATCTGCTGTATTAGCAGTAAACACACTTAATTCATATGAAAGATCAATTGGAATTGTCTTTTCATGATAAATGATATTATTTTCTTTGTCGAATGTAGTAGCTACACCTTTTTTAGTTTTTGTGAAATTCTTAACTGCTTCTGCAATAGAAACAGGAGAATTTCTTGTAAGTGCTACTATAGGTAACTGAATTTTGTCCTCTTGAACTTGAGCAGCTAAACCAATTGCATTTTCCGGCGAAATAACTGTAACAACAGGATTTGGGACATTATCTGGATTAAAAGATTTTTTGAGGTCTTCTACTATTGCGTTATCATAGACCCATAACATCAACAATCACCTCGCCTTCATGATCCAGATTTTGTTGAAGGATAGTCCCCTCTATAATCAACTTCTTGCTTCAAGAAATGATTTGAAGTGCTGTACTGTTTCTGCGTCTCTTTCTTGGTTCTACCTACAGGATTATCACCATATACAGGAACTACTTGACATACAATATGATCTGGAGCTTGAATATCTTGAGTTATTTCTGTCACTCGGAATATTCTATCAGAAAGTTCCGCATACTGACCACCAATGGTGAAAATTGAATCTTTCTGTACATGCGGTAAGTTGAAACTACAATGAATTAAAAACGGAAGATTCTGATCATTCTCGACAACCCATCCATATCTCTTGAAGGTTTTCATCTTGGGATTTCCTTCGAAGAAAATATGCGTATCATAGTAATCTGAATATGAATCAACTACAGGATCTCCAGAAGTGCTTGATTCTGCCATCAGAGGAAATTGATACTTGCATGGAACTCCTTGCATCTGAAGTGCTTCATCATACCTCTTACGCATCATCTTTACATCTGAACCAATTAAATTGACAGACATGGATTACACCTCCGGAGGATACGAAGATTCAACTTCAGGTCCAAGTTCTATGCATTCTTCAGTATTCAATGTTCCTGCATTATCCTTAAGGATATCATCAATGTTAGCTACATAATCAAGCCAGCTCCAATCAAAATTTTTCATAGACGCTGCTTCAGATATGTTGAAAACTGTACCGTCAATGAGCCCATTTGTAAATTCTGTTCTAGAAGGACTGTAATTAACATCTAACCATGTTGGATGTTTGCATACTTTGAATCCTACAACATACCACTTAGAAGATTTTTCACCTAAACCATTTACTGACCACACATAGATTTTTCTTAGTTTATCAAAATGAAGTCCTTTCAAAGATCTAAGGCTCTCAAGTTGAGATTCTGAAAGATTGTTTCTAGGTTCATATGAAATCAAAAATCCATACTTTTCAAGAATCTTGAGGATCGTCTTGTCATCAAGCTGATATGATAGAGATTTTGCACCA